GGCATTAAAGTCGCTATTGACCAACGGAGAGATAGAATACCAAGATGATTATGTTATATGTATTAAAAAGTAGACACTGCAAATTGACTCAATTTGCATGTAAATTAACCCTATTTGCATGCAAATAAGGGGGGTGGGTATATAATACCCACCCTATTTGCAGTGACGGGATTTTTAAGGAAGGAGTTTTACAGTGAAACACGAAGAGTCCATTGTCCAGGCGCAAATCGTCTCCGCCCTCTCCCTTGCCGGCGTGTATGTGTTCATGGTGCCGAATGACGCAGCGGGAAAGACCAACATGGCGAAGGCTGGCCGCATGAAAGCAATGGGGCTACGGGCAGGCATCTCAGATTTGATAGTTATGTCCGCAGATGGTCGGGCCCACTTCCTGGAAGTCAAGACGGCCACCGGCGTACTGTCGCCGGCGCAGATACGCTTTTCCGAGTTGTGTATCAAGAAAGGCTGGAAGTACGAGGTATGCCGATCCGTTAACGAAGCGATGGATATTGTCAGGAAATGGGGTATTGTATGAGCACTTTGCTTGAAGACATGGAAAAGGGGCAAATATATACCCCGGACTTTGGATATAGCTCTCCAAGGAGAACGCCTGAGAATTGCAGGAAACCGGCATTCATAGACAAAAGGTTTCATCGGGTCGGATGGTTCAAAGATCGATACGATGAAGACGGATTGCCAGGATGGATAGCGGTTTTAAAGTGTGTGAATTGTGGTAGAGAGTTTGGTACTGCGTTTTATCCATCCAACAAAGACCATCTAACAATCTCTTGACATATGCCGCAAATGGGGTATACTTTGATGCTATCGCAACCGAGGCGCGTAGCCTTGAGGAGTAAAGAATGAAAAGCAAGAACAGTTTCCTTGCGCACATGGTGGCAATGCTGGCCATGAAAACCGCAATCGCCGGCACGCCCATGGAGCACGGCGTCAGCGGGTTCAAGGCGTCAGGCCGCGACGGGTTCGCCCGCATCGCCGGAATGTCCAAGCTCAACAGGCGCAAGTTGCGCACTGGACGCTAGCATGAAAACATTTGGATTCACCGTAGCGCTTTCGTACCTGCTTCAAGGGAAAAAAGTCCGTCGCCACGATTGGCACCGCGATGCGTATCTCAGTGTCGCTGGCGAGTTTATCGAGGACGAGCTTGGCGATGATTTTTTCACCGAACTCGTCTGACATTCTGGCGGATGACTGGGAATTGGTGGCGGAATAAATATGGCAAAGGTTGAAGGCAAGCATCCCGGAGGAAGGCCGACAAAGTACAAGCCGGAATATTGCCTTACTGTCGAGTACATGGCCCGCGCTGGTCTAACTGACGTGCAGATTGCCGAAAGGCTTGGCATATCAGAGGCCACGATAACCAACTGGAAAAAAGACTATCCAGAGTTTTTAGTGTCCTTAAAGGCCGGCAAAGAAGGCCCCGACGATCTTGTCGAGAAGTCACTGTTTGAACGGGCGACGGGATACACGTTCGACTCGGAAAAAATAGTAACATTGTCCATGGGTCAGGGACTTGGTACTGAAGTTGAAAGGGTGCCGATAAAAGAGCATTGCCCGCCGGACGTTACCGCTCAGATATTCTGGCTCAAGAATCGCCGCCCGGACCGATGGCGCGATAAACAGGAAGTCGAACACACCGGCGGAATATCCGTGAATATAACGCCCCAGGACGAAGCATTGTGAAGCTGACGGCCCGGCAAGAAGAGGCACAGATCATCGTTGCCGGGAACGCCACGCATATTCTTGGCGTCGGAGGTTCGCGTTCTGGTAAAACGTTTCTGTTGACCCGCAACCTCATAACCCGCGCAATCAAGGCCCCGGACTCCCGCCATGCAATATTCCGGTTCCGCTTGTCTCACCTCGTATCGTCCGTGTTTCTCGATACGTTCCCGAAGGTCATGAAGCTATGTTACCCGGGCGTGACATACGATCCCCACGTTCAAGAAAAATACGTCACGCTTGCCAACGGATCAGAGATATGGTTCGCGGGGCTTGACGACAAAGACCGTACCGAGAAGATCCTGGGCATGGAATTCGCTACGCTCTATTTCAACGAGTGCAGCCAGATCCCGTACAACTCAATAGCCATGGCGCGGACGCGGTTGTCTCAGAAGGTAAACCAGGTCATAGCCGGGAAAGAACCGTCTCCGCTCAGGCTCCGGGCATTCTACGACGAGAACCCGCCGTCCAAGAATCACTGGACCTATCGGACGTTCCTCGAGAAGATGGACCCGGAAACGCGAACGCTCTTGACCAACCCTGATGACTATGCGGTTTTTTTTATCAACCCGATAGACAACCTTGAAAACCTTTCAAGCGATTACATGGCACAGCTTGACTCGCTACCGGCTAAAATGCGGGCAAGGTTCAGGGATGGACGCTTTGCAGACGCTACGCCAAACGCACTATTCCCCGACGAGTACGTCGACCGATGGCGCGTGATAGACGGCAAGGTGCCGGACTTCGTGCGCGTCGTGGTAGCCGTTGACCCGTCCGGCTCGGACGACATAGACAACGCGGACAACGATGAAATCGGCATCATGGTAGTGGCGCTTGGCACTGATGGCAATGCGTACATCCTTGAAGATGTAACCGTCAAGGCAGGCCCGGCAACGTGGGGGCGCGTGGCGACAACGGCATTCGACCGGCACCAGGCCGACTGTATCGTAGGGGAAACGAACTACGGCGGAGCGATGGTAGCGCATACGATTCAGGTATCAAGGCCGCGCACGCCGTTCAAGTCAGTGACCGCAAGCCGCGGAAAGTACGTCCGCGCCGAACCGTTTAGCGCATTGTACGAACAGGGTAAGGTTCGACACGTTGGGCGATTCGTGCAGCTTGAAGAAGAGCTTGCAGGATTCTCCTCAGCGGGTTATACTGGGGGAAAGTCGCCGAACCGGGCCGATGCGCTTATTTGGGGCCTTGCGGAATTGTTTCCTGGCATGATAAAGGCTACCAAGCCAGTCCAGAACGTAGCGCCGTTGCCGACGGTGAACAGGTGGTAAAGATGAAACTGCATACAACCGGAATGAAAGCCAAGCGCGACCGCGCCGTTTTAATCAATTCGTATCACGTCATGTGCCACGATTTCCGAATACCGAAAGACCGCCGCGCAGGTGACGCCGACCTTGCCCGCCTGTCAAATGACATGCTATTCAAGCTCAACAGCGACCTATATTCACAGGCAACTGTCAAGCAGGCGAAGCGCCTCGCGATCAAGATGGGCTTGCTGGAGTCACGCGCGGGAAGGATAGTCCGGCATGTCAAGGCGTGGTTTGGGCCAC